CCATATCATCCGCTAAGATATATTTCTTGTTCTCAACAAGTTTTTGAACCGCCTCAATTTGATGAGATAAAAGAGGTCTATGGGAATACTTTTCAAAATCAATAACAACATTTTTTACTGTATTATCTTTGATTAGTGAAGCCTTTGGTACCCAAAAATCGTGAAGTTGTTCTGTCTCAAATACTTTACCCCAAACGTGGTAAGCCTTTTCTTTATCTGCCAATAACTTTTCAATCCATATTTTTTCAGGTATTTCTGTGTATAGTTTGTCGTCGGCTAATTTTTGCGCAAAGTACGAATCAAGGTTAACCCATTTCTTGGCAACCTTAGGTGGTTTATCGTGAAAGTTGATGATGTATTCTGATTGACTCCTTGTTGGGTAAAATTTTTTATTAAGCGTAAGTTTTCTCTTGAGGTCTTGTATGTAATTATTTGGACCGTCATATGTCTCCAAAATGGAAATTGCCTTAGATTCTATTACGTGGTTGCCTTCCAATAAACAGGTTTTACTACAAATATAACTTATTTTGTAGTATTTATCAATATATGGAAAAATTGGTGCCAATAACAAGATTAGGTAAATTTTTTGGTGGGGAAGATTTCACTTTGGATATTGATATGGGTGAAGAGTGGTTAGAAGGAGATATGAATTTTACCTTTGTTTTGTATAAAGTTGATAAGTATAAAACCAAAACAGATGATGTTTATGGGGAAGCTTTGGAAGGAGGAATTCAATATCTACCACCTATCGAATTGAAAGGTATGGTTCAAATTGTTGCACCAACAAATCAAAGGTTGGGTAATTCAAAAATTGAGCAGTCTGAGCCGGGTAATTTAAAGGTATCTATTTATCAGAGAACTTTAGATGACTTAGAAACCGATATTAATTTTGGTGATTATATTGGGTATTATGAAACTGAAAGTCGAGTTAGGTATTATTCTGTTAGTGATGACGGGAGGGTTAATTCAGATAACAGACATACATATGGTGGATATAAACCGTTTTACAGAACTATTATTGCAACGCCTGTAACATCAAACGAATTCAACGGAGTATAACATGGGATTTCCGAAACAAGTAAAAAAACAAATACAGTTAGTACCACCTAAAACTCTTTCTGCAAGAAGAGAGCAACTTTTAGAGTATATTAATAAAGACGGTACTTACCTACCCAATTCGGTATTACATGCTGATTTGGATAAAGGTATGCTTGAGTTTGTTAAAGACGAGTTAAGAACTGTAGTTTCAGGTAAGGTTGTTCCAACTGTTGATATTCTTATAACAACACAAAACTGGTCTCAATTTACAGAAACTTGGAATTTTGTTGATTTAGATAAAAACGTATCTCCACCATTTATTACAACAGTAAGAAGTCCTGAAGTTAAGTACGGGTCTAATCCGGCGCTTCTTTACACCATTCCAAATAGAAAACAATATTATTACGCCACTGTTCCTACATGGGACGGACAAAGAAAAGGAATGGACATTTATACTATACCTCAACCCGTACCTGTTGATATTACTTATAGTGTAAAATTTATTTGTAACAGGATGAGAGAATTGAATGAACTTAATAAGAATGTTCTTCAAAAGTTTTCATCAAGACAGGCATATACTTTTATCAAAGGACAATACGTTCCAATAATATTACAAAATATTTCTGACGAATCTGTTGTGGATTTGGATAAGAGAAAATATTATGTACAAAGTTATGATTTTTTAATGATGGGGTATTTGATTGATGAAGAAGAGTTTGAAGTTAAACCAGCAATTTCAAGAACAGTTCAACTATTGGAGGCGGCAACTCAATCAAGAGGTAAAAAGAAATCTTACCCAAAAAACCCAAGTTTATTTCCTTTAACATTTAATTTTTCTGCGGGAACTACAGCGTATACTGAAAACTACAAATACACCGCAGACCTATCTTTCGAAAATGTAAAAAATATTAATTCTTGGGATGTTTATATTAATGGTGATTATTATGGATCAGATCTTGATAAAATTCAACTTACATCAGGTAACAATCTTACGTTGAATATTACCCCAACAAATCCATCTTTAGATTCTCAAATTGTCTATATTGCAAGATTAATTTAATCTTCTCCGTATAAATCTGTTTTTTCTTTACACTTTTCCATAATTAAATTTTCAAGAAACTTGTAAATTTTCAAACCTCTTTTATCACAATACTTTTTGAGTGCGTTGTGAGACTCAATTGAGATTTTGATGTTCTTGATCTCTTTTGTCGTTTTTGACGTTGTTTTCATGGGCAGAAAAAAGGCAGAATAAAAGCGCCTAATTTATAAATACAATATAAGGAGTAAAGTTTTTTGTGTTTAATTTAATATTTATGTATAAATAAATCTGAACAGAATTTTTAAATAATGGCAACAGCAAGTAAAGTATTCGTTTCACCCGGTGTATACACAACAGAGACCGACCTATCATTCGTCGCGCAAAGTGTTGGTGTAACTACATTAGGGTTAGTAGGGGAAACCCTAAAAGGCCCAGCCTTCGAACCAATTTTCGTAACGAGTTTCGACGAGTTCACAACTCTTTTTGGTGGTACATCCCCTGAAAAGTTTGTGAATACACAAATTCCTAAATATGAGGCGGCGTACATCGCAAAGTCTTACTTACAACAATCTAACCAATTGTTTGTGACTAGAATACTAGGATTATCAGGTTATGATGCGGGACCTTCTTGGTCTATCACCACAATCGCTAACGTGGACCCAAGTACTATTGGTGTTACGGGATCAACGACGTTTACAATGGGATTCTCAGGATCAACAGGAGGTACTGTAAATTTAACACAAGAATCAACACCACCTGCGATTTGGAACGACAGAAATTTACAGTATCAACTTGAGAATGGTAATTTATCTACTTTACAAGAAGATATTAGTACTCAATTAGTTGATATTTTTAAAGATAATACAATATCGGGAACAAGTGCTTATGTATTTGGTTCTTTATCAGGAGTAGCATACAACGAGTTAATTGCTGATGGTATCACTGGTTTAACAAACGTATTCAGTTGTAATAATATGAATCTTAGTTCTGCTGATTTAACATCAGACGATAACGATGTTTGGTATTATGCAACATTTGTTAATCAATCGAATAATGGATATTCAGGATATTCATTTTATACCGCAATATCAGGACTGACTAATGCTGGAAGTGGTAATTTTACCGGATCATTATCAGGTCAAATGTTTACATTCTCAGGAACTGCTTTCTCTGAATATAACGACGTTGTTGTCGCAACTTTAAGATCAAGAGGTATTAGTTTATACAACTCAACAAGTGCTGGTCCGACTTATCAAGTTACAGGTTTAACTGATGTTGGAATTAGTACTGTTGGTTCTTATTCTGCAATTACAAAAAACCCATTCTCAACTTTTGCAATTACGGGTACAACAATAGAAGGTGAAAACTTTTCATTTGAAACTTCTCTTCAAAATTCAGACTCTGAATATATTACAAAAGTATTCAGTGTTAGTAACTTCGCTAAATTAAGATTCGAGGTTCCGTTATTTGTTGAGGAGGTTTATCAAAATATGTTAAATTATGCTTATAACAAAGGATATATTCGTGGAATAAATGCTGATTTAATTGCATTACCAGAAGCTAGAGGAGGAGATACTTCTTCAATTGCAAATAACTTATTCCAATATCAAAGTCCTGAAACACCTTTTGTTGTTTCTGAACTTAGAGGTAATAAGGTTTATAATTTATTTAAGTTTATTTCAATTTCTGACGGGGATTCTGCAAACGTTGAAGTTAAGATTTCTATAATGAATATGTCATTCAACAATAGTACGTTCGATATCATGGTTAGAGATTTCTTTGATACTGATTCTAATCCTGTTGTTCTTGAAAAATTCACAAACTGTACAATGAACCCTGATAGTAACTCATTTGTTGCTAAAAAAATTGGTTCTTCTAACGGTGAATACCCATTAAACTCAGCATTTATTATGATTGAGTTGTCTGAAGAATTCCCTGTTGACGCATTACCTTGTGGATTTGAAGGTTATATTATGAGAGATTACTCTGGCGATATTTTATCTCCAGTTCCTGTTTATAAAACAGAATATAATTTCCCTGGTCAAGTTATCTACAACCCTCCTTTCGGTACAACAAACGGAGGATCAAATGTGGTGACAAGTCCTGGTGACAATGTAAGAAGAACTTTCTTAGGATTTTCAAGTTCTCTTGGAATTGATGAATCATTCTTAATGTTTAAAGGATTCCAAAATAATTTAAATCATTGTAACGTTATCGATGGTACACCTTGGAATACTAAGACTAAAGGTTTCCACATGGACTCAGGTGCAACGGTTGTTACAATCGGAAACGCATTTACGACAAGTGGTGAATCATCTTTCTATGTTGGAGACGCAAGTTTCAATTCAGAACCAACAAGTCCTGAAAATCCATATTATAGATTATATGCTAGAAAATTCACTTTGTGTTTTGCAA